CGATCTGAGCCAATAAGGCGCTTAGATTGCAGAGCAATTCCCTGATCATCTCTGTTCGCCTCTGGAACGACCTTGAGCGGCCTTGTGTGACCCTGTGCAGCCTTAGTCATGACTTGTGCTCTCTTGTTGCGGTGAAAACAGAAAAGGAAGAGTCAGAGGTGTCCTTGGCTGTCCAAAAAACTGACCTACCTTGTCCTTTTTCTGATAATTGCACTTAGTACACGCAGCCAATAGGTTATCTGGTTCATCTGTGCCGCCTTTACTTATTGGTTGCACATGATCGACTGTTGTTGCATTCTCAGAGCCGCAGTATTGGCAACAATAGCCGTCACGTATCAACACGCGCTCACGTATCTTGCGCCAAGCTCTAGTGTTTCCACCAGCTGCTCTTGCGCTCTTAGCTGGCATTCTAGTAATAGCCCTTGATCTTATGAAACTCCCAAGCTTTGCAAGGTGTCTTGTATCTGCCTTTGATGTACTTGAGAGTCCAGTCGATTTGAGTAAAGCCGTCTAAATTCTTGTAAGTAAGATTACGCATTTGACCTAATCCGTAATGACTTCCATTCTTTGCTGAAACAAGCCAATTGCTTTCCTTTGTAATTAGCTTATGAAAGCACTGATATTGGCTGTCTATTAGGATTTGACTGTGTGCATATAACTTCAATGCGTCCCGGTAATCGACGCCGTAGGCAGAGCTGTGGCCTTGTACTGCGCTGAGAATTACTGATAACAGCACCGTTTTTTTTATTTTTGTTTTAACTCTAATAGTGAAAGAGTCAAAATCATTCTGTCTGGAAGTCATAAAATCTCCTCCGACTTGTATGCTCCAGCGTACACCAGTGAGTCAAGTAGGTCAGAGTTATCCACAGGTTTTGAGCATAGGCTTGGGCGTGTTGTCCACAGGTTATCCACAGGGCTATTCATCACGCACCAAAGCTTCATCGACAATCTTGACTCCAAATGTGCCACAACCGCTGCACTGGCTGAACCACTCATGAAGCGTTAGCTCTGAGCCTTTAGATAACAAATGCAATCGCCTGCCGTCACCGTAAAGTTTTGCGCAGATCGAGCAATCAAATGTGAGTTGACGCATAAGAGCTCCTAACTAGATCACCGATTGGCGCTAAGTGTTCTTGATTGACCCACCAGCTTTCCTGTGTGCCGTTTTTAAAATGCTTTTGCATAGCGTCTTTTACAGGCAGCCAGCCAACAATGTAATACTCAGGCGATCGACCGACAACCAAGATCGCTATATCGTTGACGCGTTCATTTGGATACACAATTAGCGATCCGTTTATGTAGCTTGTCCACTTGACTTCCAAGCCCTTTCCTACGTCCGCCTCACGTTTGCCCTTTGAGACGTTTATGTCGTAGTCCAGACCAAAGTACCGGGCGACAACCATTTCAGCGCCAAGAGATTCGGCGTATTCTGTAACGCGTTCATGATTGTTTAGCTTCTTGTTATATCGCTGGACTGTACTCAAATCATCTAGAGAAAACACGACTTGAGTTGCTCGATTGTGGATTGCCCATTCCTCGGCCTCTGTGATCCGCATTTTGATGTTCACTTTTGGCAGTCCAAGCAAATCCATAACATGCCTTGATCATCACGTCCGCCTAGCTTTGAGGCATAATGTTGACCTTTGTCGCACCATTCGATTGCTGGCGGCGTCACTTCATCACGCAGCTCTGAGCCGTCCTTGTCGATACGTAGGCGCTTACCTGTTTTTATGTCAATGATCTCAAAGTCGCCCATGGCTACACCTGTGGCTTCCACTGGCCGTCAGAGCCCAGTACAAACCAACGCGGCGAGCATTGCTTAGCCTTCATCTTTTCAACGCACATGTAACCGCCCCAAGCCTTGCCAGCTTTATCGCCAGAGCGCCAGATCATGTGACCATGTGGGCAGATTGGCGCAGCTGCTATTTGTACGCCGCCAAGCTGTGATTTGATCTCCTCGATCGCGGAAGCCGCCGGTACTAAATCCTCACTGATACCGGTTGCCCAGAGATCGACGTCCTGTGCGCTTTCCTTGACCATTTGCACGTCAATGTTTTCTGCCTGACGCATGTTTTCCTGAGTTGGCCTTGTATCTGTTCCTAAAACCAGCCCTGCGCAGCGTCCGATTGCGCTTGTGACTGTGTCCTCAACAAACCATTTTTTCATGTTAACGTTGTATGTGGCCACGTTTCCGAAAGCGTAGTCAATACCAGCTGGTTGATCGTCCTCGTATTTTTTATATATTCGGCATTCAACCAATATGTAGCCTTGTTTTATATCGACGTCAATGATCGAGGTGTGGATTTTGCCATTTGGATACGTTGACCAAAAGCGTTTAATTCGCTCGGCAACGCCTTCATAATTGTCCAAAAAGCCGCTCATTTTCTGGCCGCCCGTCCGCCTGCAATTTTGCCGCGTACATATCCCACGCGGTTGCCTTCTTTAAGTCCGATTGTGTAACCAACCACAAATCCTAAAAAGACTCCTAATAGTAGCCAAGCGGCCACTTCTCCGATTGTGTACATTTTGCTCCCGTTTCAGGAAGCTACTGCACTTCGCTCCCTGTTAAAAGAATGAAGCAAATGTCTGACAAGGTCAAGGATTAGGCGTAGTTTTGGGCGTGTCGCTAGGCGTTTTGTCCTTTAGCCCGTTAGAGGCAAGTACGCCGCCAAGTGATCCAGTCAAGAAAATGGCCAGAGTTTTGAGCAAGTCAATAAAAGCCGCGTCATTTGGAGCTTGAGCCGATACCGGCTGAGTTACAAAAATCAAAGCATAGGTAATCCCTAGCGTTACAATCAAAAATACCACTGAAAGAGTCATACCAATAAATAAAATCAACCGGGCTTTTATGTCCTCTGGAGATAGCCGTTTTTGATACCTAGGGCGATTTTGGCTGTGGCTTAATAATGTCTCCAAGTAAGTCCTCTGTGCAGACACCTTGCGCTTCGCACCTTGGTCGTTGACATTCATCATTCTCCCAATTTTCAAATTCTTGGCATGGATAGCGCGTATATCCTTGATAACCGCAAGACGACAGCGCCAACAAAAGGCATAATGCCAGCGCTGCCGCTTGCAATTTTTGGATCACTTGCGGCCATAAACCGTATCTTTAGGATTTAACCAGCGCATAAGTACTGGCACAACGGCCGCAACTCCAGCTGACAAAATGGCTTTAGGATCTGTCACACCTGCCATATAAACTGCAAGACTTGCAGCAATAAATGATCGAGCATAACTGGCAAGCATAGGCTTTAATTCGTTCATTTTTTCTCCTTGACAGCCGTTTTCGGCAGCTGTACTACAGGAAATTCTCCAGCATATTCGGCAAATTTTGGCCTACCGAAACCAACAATCTCTTTGCCTAGATAGCGCTGTTTAAGCATAACCATTCCGCCATTGCGCTGATCGCCTGTGCCAGAGGTATTGCCTTCAATACAAAACACGCTTATTTTACCTATCTTGGCAACAATTCCAATGTGGCTTATTCGATCAACGCCGTCGTGTGGAAAGTCCATAAAGCAAAGATCGCCTAGCTTTGGCACTGTGTGCCAACGGCCTAAGTCTTTCATTCTTGCAGCCCCGGCAGCTGTGCTTACCATATTAGAAATGCTGACGCCAGCTTCATTTGCACACCAATTTACAAAACTGCCACACCAAGGCAGTCCGTCGGCTTTTGTAAATTTGCCGTATTTTGTCAGGTTGTTACCTGTTTCGACTGTTCCAACCTCAGCCAGCGCAACTTCAATTAAAGCTGCGGCTGTGCCTTCCGGATAAGTCATGACAGCAATAAAGCCGCTTCATCGGCTGTGATACCTAGGCGCTCAAGTAATGCAGATTTTGCAATTATCTTTGCTTCATCTGCCGCTTTCAATTTTGCAGTCTCAGCTTGATCTAATTCGTATTGTGCGATTTCATCTTTTGTCATATCGCGCAAAACGCCGTCAACGTTGATTTGTAGTTTCATTACTTGACTCCATATACATAGACTGTTCCGCCAGACCAGTTGCCTGAACTAGGAAAAAATGATACTGCTGTAATTGCTGCGCTTGCATTGTAATTTGCTGTGCCTACAATTGAAGCTGTGACTCCAGAATTTTTTGCAGACATACCTTGCCAAATAATTCCAAAATTATCTGTTGCAGTTGGTTGGAAAATGTCAATTTTTGCATTGCCTTTGTACAAAACTGTGTTAGAGCTTGGCAATTGCTGAAAAATGTTTCCAATGCTTGTAGTCGCGGAATTTTGTACGCCAGAAACGGAATTTCCTTCATAGCGAATAATGTTTGAAGCGTAGTTTGATCCTGAGTCTCCATTGATTCTCATTGTTGCAGTAACGTCATCAACGGTTGCATAAGCGTCTTTAATGTAGATTGTTAAAGATGTGTAACCTGTTACGGTAATGCTAATTGAAGTTGAAGCACCTGAAAGAGTTGTGCCGCCAGAATTAAGCAGAGTCATTCCGCCAGCGGAAGGTGTTGTCCAAGTAAAGTCCATATTTGTTGCGGAATTTTTTGCCAAAACTTGCCCGGTTGTGCCGCCAAGCAAATCCTGCATAGATGTATCAACGCCTTGGCCAAATACTGCAAAGTCAGCTGGTAAGTCAGTAACTAAATCTGTTGCAGTCGGCATGACCCAGCCGAAATAAGTTGTTGGATTAGCCATTTATGTCTCCTTTTTACGCCACGACTAGCGCATGTTCCCAGTCAAGTGTGCCAGATATTGTGCTCCATTGCTCCGACACACTGACGTCTTGCCATTGCATTGCCTGCAAAGAAAACGCCAAAGGTGTCATTGACAAGGTGACAGATAGTTCATTGTAAGAAGCTCTAAATGTCCAGCCTTCGACAAAGCCCAAGAAATTGCCAGCGGCCATATTTGACGGCAAGTCTGCCAGCGATATCGGTTGACCCATAAACACGTTGATAAGGCTGTCTCGGTCGCCGTTATCGAGCTCAGGATTTGTTAGCGCAAAAGTGATCTGGTCAAAAATTGGCCTTGGATACGCTCGTAAGGATAGATAAAAGGCTGCTTGATCCTCGGCGTCCGTTTGATGTTTTATAGTCGTGTTAATAATTTGAGCAAGTCGGCCATATTCGGCAATTGACGCTGGATCTGTGTCATTGACTTGGCTGCCGCTGTTAACTCCGTATTTGATTGTCACGTCATTGCGCAAATCGCCAGCTCTAGTCTTGATTGTAATTCCTCGACCAAGCGCGTGATTGGCTGTTAAATCGGTGTATCCGTTGGCTGCGAGATAAGTTGATCGGTGAGTTGAGTCAGCGTAACCAATAAGGCCGCTTGAGTCCTCGTAAATGTAGCCAAGGCCAGAAGTTGCCAAAGCTGCAACCAAGTCATAAACCACTGTTGTTGATGATGAACGCTGCGCCAGCTCATAATTGCCCGGTGTGTCAATCTCGCCCAGTCCAGTATTTTCTGCCGTTGCCCAAGTTACCGTCGGATCATAATTTTGCCATTGCAAAGCCGCAGGCACTTCATTCCAACTGTTGATAAGCAAATCGCTCAAGATTGTCAAGATTTGATTGCCGTCAAAATCCTGTGTTAAGACTCCGTTTGTAAGCGCCTTTTGAAGCCTTGCCAAAGCGCCCAAAGCAGTAATTGTCACCTCTTGCGTGTACGCGGTTGAGCCGACCTCTGAGACGGTTACAGATATATCCACAATTGAACCACCAAAGATAGGGACATAAACGGCAGAAGTGTCTTGCACTTCTACGGTAAGCGCGTCATTTATCTCGTACTCAATCGGGACTTGGTCAAAGACAATCAATGTGATCGAACAATAACCTGCCTGCGCCTGCTCATAGATATTTGTACGTCCAGAGGTAATGTTTAAGCTGGCCAGAACTGAGTCAGTGACGTCAATGCCAGCAACCTTTACACGCCAGACGGGCGTCCACTGTGTCATTAAATTGCAACAAGCTGGCCTGCGCCGCCTGTTCCTCGGAAGTATGAGTCATTGAGTACATTGACAATTGTCCTTGCTGTACCTTCTGCGTCTATTGCGCCATTGACAGTCACATTAAACGCTGGCAAAAGATTTTTACCAATAGAAGCTGACTGTGTATAGGCATTATTGCCCACTGATGTAGCACGAGCCGCGCCTGAAACGGCACTCGCGACTCCGGCACTTGAAACGCTTGGCACTTTTATTGGTGGCGGTGTACTCATAGTCACAGATGAGCTTGGAACGCTTGATCCCAATACGCCAGAAATGCTGCTAAATGATCCGCCTGATTGTGCTCCGCCAGCTGAGACAGGTTTCAGATCAGGCAAGCCAAGGTTAACCGCATTGTAAGCCCTAATCAAAAAGTTAATTCCGTCGATTGTTCCTTGGATCAAAGTATTTATGACCTTGATTACCGATCCAATTACGGTCACGACTGCACCGGCAATTTTGCCGACAGTCTGCAAAGCGCCGCCTAATACGGTGACAAGTACTGGCACAACGTAAGTTTGGATAAACTCAATAAACAAAATAAATGACTCTTTGTTGTCGTCAATTGCTTTTGTAATTGGTTTAAAAAAGTCTGCAAATTTACCTAACGCTGGCACTACTTTGTCAATTACAAATTTGACCAGCTGTTCAATAATTGGCAGCAATTTTGCACCGACTGATTCTTTTGCTTCGTCAAATGTAACTTTAAGTCTTTGCATTCGGCCAGCAAATGTTTCTGAGTTAGCCGCAGCTGCACCACCAAATAAATCTGAAAGTTTTGTCTGTACGTCCGTAAATGACATTGCCTTTAGCTCAGCGGCAGATAAGCCAATTCCTAATTTGCCAAGCGAGGCAGTGTTGCCGTCGTAGGCTTTGCCAAGCGCGTTTGCTACTGAGTCCAGACCTTTGCCCGTTGCTTGGCTAATATCCAAAGCAAGGTTTAAAAGATCCTGAGCCTTCGTGACGTCATTTGTTGAAAGCGACAAACGTTGCAACGCTGGACGCAGCTGGTCGTCTGCAACGCCCGTTGCTAGTGATGTTTTAAGAATCTGTTTTTCAACAGAGGCAATCATTTCATCTGTTGCGCCAGTAGCATTTTTTAAAGCCGTTGCAAGTCTTATCTGTGCAGCTTCGTCCTCAATCGCGGCTTTAACTCCGTCAACGGCAAGTTTTACTGCGTATGCTCCGGCGGCAGCTGCGGCAGCTGCAAAAGCAACGCCTGCTTTTTTGCTAAATTCTCCTAGCTTGCTGCTGGAATTTTCTACGTCAGCGTTGGCGCTGTTTAAGGATTTTTTGAGTTGATCAACGTCGGCAAGTATTGACAGCTTAAGCGTTCTACTTTGCGCAACCATTAAAACTCCTTGAGGATCTTGTCAAAAGCATTTTCCCACTTTGCAATGATTTCGGGCTGAATGGCGCGCAATGTCGGATAAATAAACCAGCCGTTAGATCCTCGACCTTTTGGCCCTGCACCTGACCAGATTGGGAATTGCTTGTATTTGTTTGATCCAAATTCGTTGCCGCCCCAGAGTTGTTGCGTTGTACCGCCGCCTGAAAATTTTTGCCCGGCAAAGCCAAAAGATAGCTCACCAATCTTTGAGGATTTAGATACTCTTGATCCGCGGGCTATCTTTTCAGCTGCTTGACCTCGACCGGTAGCTGTGCCAATAATCTTGTCCTGAGCAAATTCTGCCAAAGCGCCAGAAGCCGCTTTTGCTTGGACTGTAGCCTCAGCGTCCATTGCTTTAAACGCACCTAAAACGCGACGCAGATCAGCCTTGTCATAGGCAATCTCAACGCTGTCGCTCATTTTGCTTCTCCAATATCTCAAGCGCTGTGTATATCTGCTCCGCCGTTTGCCATTCGCTCATTGCTATACCAGTCGCCAGTGCCAGCTCGACCAGTATGCGATTTACGCTTCCGGCGGCGTAGCTTTTGGGAGAACCTCACCGACAGTCACGTCAGCAACAGTTTCACACCAAATATCAAAGCCCTTGATTGGCTTTCCACCAGCTTCGCGCTTCATTGCATTCCACGCAAGAAATAGCAGATCCGCAATTCCAATCTTGTTTTGTGCTTGTGAAATGGTCAGACCTGTTTTGTTTTCCCACTTCGCCCACTCTGGCGGTTGTGCGGTATACGTACCGAACTCGCCTGAGACGTACTCGATTGTTATTGGCAGTTTCATTTTGTGCTCCCGTTTCTCTTTCGATTAGCTGATTGTTAGAACTGGCGTTGAGGCGCAAAGCATTGCCCAAGAGTCAGTTTGTGCGTCTGGTGCAGCGCCGCCAGCTGTAGGTGCTACTGGAAAAGCTGTACCGGCAAAGCTTGCACCTGTTGCAGTGACTAGCGTAAAGGCTAGGGCTGTGTTTGGCGCTGATGTAAAGGCTGTCCACATTGCTTCGAACAATGATGAAGTTGCGCCCCAATCTGCAAGCAATTCCATGTTTAGAGTCCACTGATCGTCAATGTGCTTGTAAGCCTTGCCGTCTAGTGTTTGATATGTAGTAATTACAGGCGCATTGACCAGAGTTACTGACGTGGTTTGTGCGTCATAGTTAACGGTCGCAAGTGTGAAGGTTATGTCGCGACCAGTGACGATTGTTGTTGGCATTTCTTGTCTCCTTAGATTGTTTCCTGTGTGTAGTAAGTGCTGACCGCGAGATCCGCCACTAATAGGTTTGAAGCGCCTACTGATTGCACTGTCGGACGCTGTACGTCGCCAACTGTGTAGCCTGTAGGCATTGCGCCCATTATCGCAATAATAAGTTGCTCAAGATTATCGAGCGCACCGGCAGTGTTGTTGTAGGCAACAGCGGCAGTTACGACAAAGTTGATTTTGACTCGAACAGTGCTTTTGCCAATAGTCGTCGTTTCGAGATACGGCGCGTCTGGAACAATCACACAAGCTGGTGGAATGACGGCCTCTGGTGGTGAGCTATAGACTGAAGCCGCTACGCCAGCCAAAGCTGTTGCTAGTGTGCCGCGAACGTTTGTCGCAATAGTTGTTGGCGTAGGCATTTACATAGCCATTGTTGAAACGTCAATGTAATTGCCTAAAAGGCCAATTACGCGATTTTGTAAGCTGCGACCCATTCTAAACGGTGACGGCGTAAAGTCAACGCCCTCGATCTGTCCGCCGGGCGCGACCACACTCTGGAATATCTCCACACTGACGATCGTGACCGCTTGTTCAACCGCGTCAGTGCTCGCATAAAGTGTGGCCGCGTTTGCCCCGGATAGGTAGGCAACGCCCGCAGGGATTACCGGGCGAAAAGTTATGTCTGCATTTGTAACCGCGCATGTAAAGTAGAAATAAGGCGCAGGATAAGCAAAAGGCAAATAAGGAAATGGATCATAATAATTTGAAGTGACTGTCTTTGTGCCGTTAAAGGTTGACGGAACGCAGCCGCTAATTACGACACTTTGATCAGCCACAAATGAATTTGGCTTTTGTGTTATGTAATAGGCAACGTTATTTTGTAAATAAACAGCTGCAATGGCATTTTGATTTGCAGTAAGCAACGGCAAAATAACCTGCTCGGCCGAATTTATTATTGAGTCGAGGTAAGCGTCACTGTATAAAGAGACAGAGACGCCCAACACTGTGCGCAGTTGTGAAGCTGTGATAATGCTAGGCATCTCTGTCCTTTCGTGATCGACTGGCCTAGATACGGGAGCGCACCTAGGCCATGCTTATTTTTTAG